TCAGTACCAACCTTGCCCATGTCTTTTAAGAAATTAATCAGAAGCCTGAAACCGAAAATGACTACGAACAGAATTAGAACCGTCGAACCGACATAAGAACCTTGCTTTATCTGCTCAAAATTGGAACATTCCGGATAAGACAACGTAACCGGCTTTCCGTTCAAAATCCATTTATCGCCCACCCTTTCCGGCCTGATGATTTTTCCGTCCTGGGTAACAGTAGGAGGAAGGGACGACAATAAATAGTCGTCTGCCTGCAATCTTGTATCAAAACAATTTATGCCGACACGATAGCCCATTTATACGCCCCTTTTTCTTCACTCTGTTTATCTGACAGATTTAATCATGCTCCAAGCCATTTTGAAGCCTTGGATTGCAAGAATCACGGTAATGGCCGCCATACCCACGGCGGAAACCATTGACACGAAACCCATGATTACATTCGCTACTTGCGTACCAATCGCGGATGCATCAAAGGTATCTGCCATAACAATGGCCGGTGTGAAGATACCGGCTGCCAAGGCTGCTTTTACAGCGTATTTTTTAACGATGTTCATCGTTTTTTTCCTTTTTTGATATTTAAAGTAATACGGCTTCTTAGGTTTAAATCCGGGCGAAGCCTGCTCCCGAATTTTGTTTTTAATTTATGAAATAGAGAATTGAGAAAATGAAAAGAATGAGGCAAACAAAAAATCCGATAATTAAAGTTGCTTTATTCATTTTTAATCCTTTTTGCGGGCTTTGTGAAAGGTTGACAGACCGCCCGCCGAGCCTGTTTTTCTTTTATTCCGATTTTACGAAGAACTGAAATATCTGGAATCCTCCGCCTATTTCATTTATGCCTGAATTCAACGCATCTTCGTAGCTTTCAAATTGACCTGCTGATTTAATATTTTGAGTAAACCCCACATCACCGAAAGGATCGGGATAAATAAAGTCATGCGTTTCCAAGTCTTGAACTATGAAACGTTCTTCAAATTTCATAAATCAACCTTTCGGCTTTTCTGCCACCTGAAAATCAATTAATGAAGGAACCATGCCCTTACCTGTCGAAGTCATTTCAACCGTTACCATAACTTCGCACGGGTATTTGAGATTCTCTAATTTTGAGAAATTCTTACTGTCCCCGAACTTCATTTGTGCTGCCGTGAATCCAACAGCATTTCCCGACTGTGCCGGCAAAGGTGTTGCAACCAATACGGAACAAGTGTCGATATTAGAGCCATCAATTTCGCCTTTGAATTTTTTAGCTCCTAAAAAAGTTGCGGGATAAGTTACAGTTTGAGTTTGATTAAACATATTAATTTTTCCTTTTTAGGTTAATTTTGATTTGCATGAAGATCATACATTCTGTCGAGATAAAGCTGATATTGCCTCTCACTTTCTACATCGTGATGTGGATCGAAAAGCCTTTTATCCGGATCGAATTTATCTGATTGCTTAAATTTGATAATTCCGAGTTCTTCCAATTCAACCTCTAAATCTACATCCGGTTGTTCGTGGATAAAGCCGAATTTCAAAGATTCCTTCAATCCGGCCAACGAATATTTTTCAGGTTCTAGCCCTTTGGGATACCCCAAATCTGCCTTCAGATATCTGACAATTTCATCACTATCAAAACCCATATCAAACATGAAATTAATCAGTTTGCCGACCGCGTTTTTTGCGTATCTCAATTTATGCTGAAAAGTTAAATTAGCCACTTTTTTACGGTAATCGAACCTTTCCGGATTCGGCATATTTTTAAATTTCTGACAAATCGGGAAAGCGCCTGAAAAGTAAGAACCTTGATTTATCAGAATATCCAAAGGTATTTCCATATCTCCATGATTAAACTGAATTTCGAACCTTACCCACTTGCTTTCTTTATCGCCTAGCTGCCTGCCTTTCTCATAAACACGCACAAAACGAGAATTTTTCTTGCGACCTACATAAAATGTCTTGCCGCTCCCGTCCTCTCTCCGCCAAGCCGTTCCAACCATTTCAGATTTCGGCCTCATGTTACTGTTATCGAAAAAACCGTTATCGTGATCCAAAAGTGCCTGTTCCGGCGTGTACTCCCCATCAAAAAAATCAAGTGCCAAATCTACCCGCGTTATCCTCGGCCTCAATGAATCTTCCAAAAACTGCTTAAGCCTCAATTCCCAACCTGGATTTGCAATGTTGCAACCTACACCTTTCAATTCGATTAAAACCGTATTTCGCTGACCTCCGTAATGGACTTCGCCGTAGTCAACTTCTTCCGATCCCAACCTAAACATCGAATCGTAAAATTTATTGCCCTTCGATTTGCATCTGCTCGTGATGCCAAACCCTAATATTTCCTCCAATTTTTTGCTTAAAACAAACATATATTCGGCATCGGAAACTAAGGGGCATCCGGAAACTTTCAGCAAGGAATCTTCGTGCAGTGTGAATGACAACCAATCTATAAAAACGCCGTCCTGCCTGCCCCTACGTTGCGGAATTTCTAATAACTTCCCATTGCCGTTAGATATGAAATGGGAAAAATATTCTGCTTCACTCATTTTGTTCAGTACCTTTAGGGATTTGTTTTATTTCGCTCCCCCCCTGTTAGTCAGGGGGGGGGCTTTCAGCCGTTTCCCGTCTGCCGCGCTAAAGCGCGTCCAACGGTCAACGACCGAAAGCCCAATCCTGACAAACTGTTAAAGATCAAGAAGAAAGACCACAACCGTCTGTTGTGATAATTACCGGAAAATTCGAGCCAACCGAATCTATATAATCGAACGCCTGATAAAGCTTTGAAAAATTTTCTTGTTCAGCGAGTTTATGCGGTTCACCATGCCTGAACTGATAGAAACATAAAACGCAATAATCTGATTTTTTAAATATTCTCCAATAGGAACAAGAAAATATTACATTTGCTACTGACATAAAAAAGCCCCTTTCACTTGGCTGTCAAAGGGGAATGTTAAGAAAAGTAATGCGCCCCTTTGATAGAGCGCATCATATAAGGCGGGAATCCAAAAACGCAACGCAACAGGAATTTATCAGAAAAAACAGAAACCCCACCGACCGTCATTCCCGCAAAAGCGGGAATCCAGCAACACAACGCAGCAGGAATTTATCGGAAAAAACAGAAACCCCCACCGACCGTCATTCCCGCAAAAGCGGGAATCCAGCAACCGAAAAACCACAGGAATCTATCAGCAAAAACAGAAACCCCCACCGCCGTCATTCCCGCAAAAGCGGGAATCCAGACCCGTCGGCACGGAAACTTACCGGATAAAACAGTTTCCTTAGATTCCACGTCCTAGATTCCCGCCTTCGCGGGAATGACGAGATTTTAAGTTGGGGGAATTTATCAGAAAACCCCCAACCCCCAAAAACCGGGCGGATGCCGCACCATCCGCCCCCAAACCCCGATTTAACCATTCAAACAAACCAAAAGAAAAAACAAAATGAACAAAATATACCGCATCATTTGGAATAGTGCCCTCAATGCCTGGGTAGTCGTATCCGAGCTCACACGCAACCACACCAAACGCGCCTCCGCAACCGTGGCGACCGCCGTATTGGCGACACTGCTGTCCGCAACGGTTCAGGCGAATGCTACCGATACCGATGAAGATGAAGAGTTAGAATCCGTAGTACGCTCTGCTCTGGTGTTGCAATTCATGATCGATAAAGAAGGCAATGGAGAAATCGAATCTACAGGAGATATAGGTTGGAGTATATATTACGACGATCACAACACTCTACACGGCGCAACCGTTACCCTCAAAGCCGGCGACAACCTGAAAATCAAACAAAGCGGCAAAGACTTCACCTACTCGCTGAAAAAAGAGCTGAAAGACCTGACCAGTGTTGAAACTGAAAAATTATCGTTTGGCGCAAACGGTAATAAAGTCAACATCACAAGCGACACCAAAGGCTTGAATTTTGCGAAAGAAACGGCTGGGACGAACGGCGACCCCACGGTTCATCTGAACGGTATCGGTTCGACTTTGACCGATACGCTTGCGGGTTCTTCTGCTTCTCACGTTGATGCGGGTAACCAAAGTACACATTACACTCGTGCAGCAAGTATTAAGGATGTGTTGAATGCGGGTTGGAATATTAAGGGTGTTAAAACTGGCTCAACAACTGGTCAATCAGAAAATGTCGATTTCGTCCGCACTTACGACACAGTCGAGTTCTTGAGCGCAGATACGAAAACAACGACTGTTAATGTGGAAAGCAAAGACAACGGCAAGAGAACCGAAGTTAAAATCGGTGCGAAGACTTCTGTTATTAAAGAAAAAGACGGTAAGTTGGTTACTGGTAAAGGCAAAGGCGAGAATGGTTCTTCTACAGACGAAGGCGAAGGCTTAGTGACTGCAAAAGAAGTGATTGATGCAGTAAACAAGGCTGGTTGGAGAATGAAAACAACAACCGCTAATGGTCAAACAGGTCAAGCTGACAAGTTTGAAACCGTTACATCAGGCACAAAAGTAACCTTTGCTAGTGGTAATGGTACAACTGCGACTGTAAGTAAAGATGATCAAGGCAACATCACTGTTAAGTATGATGTAAATGTCGGCGATGCCCTAAACGTCAATCAGCTGCAAAACAGCGGTTGGAATTTGGATTCCAAAGCGGTTGCAGGTTCTTCGGGCAAAGTCATCAGCGGCAATGTTTCGCCGAGCAAGGGAAAGATGGATGAAACCGTCAACATTAATGCCGGCAACAACATCGAGATTACCCGCAACGGCAAAAATATCGACATCGCCACTTCGATGACCCCGCAATTTTCCAGCGTTTCGCTCGGCGCGGGGGCGGATGCGCCCACTTTAAGCGTGGATGACGAGGGCGCGTTGAATGTCGGCAGCAAGGATGCCAACAAACCCGTCCGCATTACCAATGTCGCCCCGGGCGTTAAAGAGGGGGATGTTACAAACGTCGCACAACTTAAAGGTGTGGCGCAAAACTTGAACAACCGCATCGACAATGTGGACGGCAACGCGCGCGCGGGTATCGCCCAAGCGATTGCAACCGCAGGTTTGGCTCAGGCCTATTTGCCCGGCAAGAGTATGATGGCGATCGGCGGCGGTACTTATCGCGGCGAAGCCGGTTACGCCATCGGCTACTCGAGCATTTCTGACACTGGGAATTGGGTTATCAAGGGCACGGCTTCCGGCAATTCGCGCGGTCATTTCGGTACTTCCGCATCTGTCGGTTATCAGTGGTAAGGGCTTTTTCGCCTGTCTGCTGTTGGGGCAGGCGGAAGGTTTGAAGGGAAGGGTGGCGATTTGCCGCCTGAGACCTTTGCAAAATTCCCCAAAATCCCCTAAATTCCCACCAAGACATTTAGGGGATTTTCCATGAGCACCTTCTTCCAGCAAACCGCCCAAGCCATGATTGCCAAACACATCAACCGCTTCCCGCTATTGAAGTTGGACCAGGTGATTGATTGGCAGCCGATCGAACAGTACCTGAATCGTCAAAGAACCCGTTACCTTCGAGACCACCGAGGCCGTCCCGCCTATCCCCTGTTATCCATGTTCAAAGCCGTCCTGCTCGGACAATGGCACAGCCTTTCCGATCCCGAACTCGA